CTGAGATGGGTGTGATGTTAGAGATTAAATGTAGGAATAAACATTATGATGATACTCTCCTGGAGAAGATGAAGTATGATTGGAATGTAGAGTTCGCTGAAGAGAATGACTATGTGTTTCTCTATGCAGTCTCTATGCCTACAGCAGAAGGTGATACACTATATCTGTTTGACCCTAAGATTATGGATGATGAAGGTTATGACTTTAAGTGGCACACAAAAAAGCTCCCTGCGAAAACTGAGTTCGGAAGGAGCGATTGGATTGATAAAGAAGTAGGTTATCTACATATCAAAGATGCGATAGTTACTCTTCAGGAGAAGACAAAGCATTAGAGACTACCACCAATAGTTTAGTGGACGTGTCTTATGCCATTCGGCCATAGCTTTTTCAAATGCCTCTTCATCAAAGTAATACTCAGTTGGTGAAGTGTAGACATTAAAGTCCTCTCTTTCAGGGAGAGGCATAAACTCCCCATCATCTTTGGCGTAACCCCAGATATCTTGATCTAAAGAGGTAGTAAGTAAACCCATAATTAGAATCTAGGATTCAATGGTGGGAATGCTTGCCCCCTCGGTGCAGGAGAGAGTGGTGGTGTATTAGGACCTGCTTGAGTATTCAGAGCCTGATTCTCAACCCACTTCTGAGCAACTATGAGCTGTTGTTCTGGAGGTAAATCCTTAATTAAAGCTTTAATTTCAGGTGGTAACATCTCGATTGAGAACATACCTATGTTTTTATTTGGATTAGCCATTCTTACTCCTTATTAGTAATTATTAATTGTTGTTGTTACAGTGTCCACAGCACCTCGTACTGCTTCTTTACCTTTATTTTCTTGGTCTAATGCAGCACCGCCTGTGATAACTGCAGTACCTAGTAAGTAGTCTCTAATTGAATCTCCATCGAAACCTTTGTTATTCAACCACTTAACCATACCATTAATCACCTTCGGTTGAGGCTTGCCTGCTCTATAAGCATTCATAGCCATATTACGGAAAGCTTTAGACTTAAGTGCATTATTCATCATAAACATAGTAGCACCCATAGCTAAACCACCTGTAGCTAGACCACCAGCAGAACCTCCAGCGACACCTGCCACTGAAGCAGCTAAGATACGACCCCAATAGAACTGAGCAGGACTGTTACCAGCATTCTTCAAAATTTTACTGAAGTCATCGAAGTCAGCAGCTCTCTTAGGGAATAACATTTTTAGACCTTTGATCCCTGAAGTAGAATTAATCATCTTAAGGAACTTAGAACCTTTATTTTCGAATAGTTTCTCTTTAAGCATACCATTAATGAAACTCTTCATTTTATTAGTCATAGCAGGATCTTCAGCGTTCTTAGCTATCTTAGCGATATGACCATACATCTTCTCAATACTTTCTGGAGATAACTCAGGTGCTGCAATTAAATCTCTCATTTGTCTAGATACTTTATCACCATCCTTATAGTTTTTGAATAATTTATCAGCTTCTTTTTTGAACTTATTCCACTGACTGAAGTCTTTATCTAATTTAGCTACTTGCTTACCTTTGCCTGCTCTCTGAGCTGCACTATTGAATAAACCTCTAGCATTATCAGACCAGCGTTCATATAACATACTTTTAGAGGATAACGCAGGGTCTCTACTAGACTTAGCGGAAAAAGTCATATTACTCAACTCGGTACGTATCTTACGTAATGCATCAGTAGCTGTAATATTTCCTGTTTTAGCTTGACCGATGATAATTCTAATGTTATCTGAGTCTAGACCATCTTTGTTCATTCTCTTAGCGAACTTATCTAAGACATCAGTAGTCATATCTAAGTTACCTACGTTCTTGTAGCGTTTACTAAATTGCTCCTCTACTTTCTCGATGCCTGTCTGAAGTGTATTCTGTGCTCTTTTTGCACCAGCTTCAAAATCACCTTTACCTATTAACTCTCTACCTTCTTCTACGACAGCTTGTTTAGCTACAGGACCACCACCAAGAGTATCCGCTACTTTCTTTTGTGCAGCTTGTTTAATGACTTCTCTTTTACCTTTGCTCACAAGTGCTTCAGCACCTTTACCTAAGTAGCGTACACCTGTACCTGCTAGTTTAACTGTAGCTGGAGCAGTAGGCCCTAAGATAGCACCTAACTGAGCTGATTCTTGTATAGCTTCTGGGTCTACTTCATCTCTAGCTTCCAAAGCAATCTCTCTTTCTTGTCTGCCATATTCAGTACCTGCACCCCAGCCTGCACCAGTGACACCAGGGAACAATACTTTCTTAAGCATAGTCTTAGTGAGCTGATTACCAACTAACTTACCACCGAACTTAAACATAGTGCCACCTATACCACCAGGTACGAGCATATCTAAACCTACTCCTTTACCTACACCTTTGAGTTGCTCGAAGAAAGACCTAGAGCCTTCACCAGTGGCATTAGTTCTATTATAGATATCATACCTACGCATAACTCTTTGCTTCTGTTCTTTAGACATATCCTTAAAATTGAACATAGTCTCAGATCCACCAGCGATAATACTGTTATCGATAAGATTCCAGTACTCAAAGTCTTCTTCGATTAAATCACTAACATCACCTTTAAAAGCCTTACCGTGAGATGATAGGTACTCATCTTTTAAGTCAGAGACATACTTATCATTCTCTTGTAGCTTATCAAAGATTAAATCATCACCATACATCTCATTAAACGTCTGTGCAATCTCATCTTCAGTTGGTACATCACCTTCTTCACCTTGGAAGTTAAGTGTTCTGCCATATACTTCATCTGTAAATTTCATATTTATTAATCCTCAGTAACAGTGAATCTATTCGTCTTAACAGTCTTATTTTTAACAGTACCACTTCCAGTACCTAGAGCAGCATCAATCTCTGCTTGAGTAGGGAATACCATCTTGTTAGCTGCATTCCACTTAGCGAAGTGCTCTTGCCACCTAAATGGACTAGGGACATAGTAACCTCTAGGGTTAGCTTCATAGAAAGCTTTTTGATCAGCCTGAGCCCACCTAGCACGTTCATTGGCTAACTTCTCTTCATATTCATAACCTCTCTTAATAGTCTGTAGAAGTAATCTATTACCTGCTTTAGTCTGAGCTAAGTTAGGAGATGCTGCAGTGAATGCCGCCATTTCCTTCTCTGAGATAGCACCTTTAGTTTGACCAATCCAACCCATAATCTGTTTCATAGAGTTAGATACAAACTGTGTGGCTGCTGCTGCCGAACGCTCCGCAGGTTCATAACCTAATAGAGAACCTATTTTGTTCGCTACCTGTACAATGTTAGCACCTGGACCAGTGAATAACTCACCTGAATCTAGTAACTCTAAACTTTGGTTAATCGAAGGAATACTTGTTGTTGCTGTATATCCTCTCTCTTGAATAACTTGTGTATTAGTTGCGTAATTCTTAGCCGCTTCCTTAAGATTCTCTGAAGCGCCTTTCTCACCTGGAGACTGGCGTACTACTGTCTTGTACTCAGCTACTGACTTCTTGAAACACTCAGGGTCTTTAGTGACATCACATTGGAATTGGTTACGACCTATATTAGCAATGTCTGACATACGAGTAGTCTGCTTAGCTGTACGTGCTGATTGCTTAGTAGCTTCAGCTTCAATCAAAGGTTTTACCGAAGTGAGCCAATCTTTAGCATCTGTAGGATTAACCTTCATTAGCTGATTAAAAGTATTCTGTACTGAGTCTGAACTAGAGTAGTCCGTCTGTGATACCATTCTGCGCATCTGTCTCTGAGGCGAGACAAAGCCAGTGCTCTGTTCAATAGCAGGCGCTATAGTATCAGCTGCCTGTCTGTAGTAATCTACTTTTCCATCAAATAAACCCATTATAACCCCTTTAAATGTTTAAGAAGATGTTAGACCAAGGATCAGCTGCTTGCTGTTGTTCAGCTTGTGCTTGAATCATAGCTGGCTGACCTGTCAAAAGGCCACCTTGAGCAGTATATAAATTACTCAAGCCTGTACCAGCTGATTGAACATTCTGTGCTGCAGTAGGAACTACATAATCAGAAATCAACTCGGCTGCTGCTCTCTGTCTCTCTTGGTCTCTCCAATCTGCGATAGAAGAATCACCAACACCTTGAGATAAATCTGCTGCTCTACCACGGTAGGCTGCTCTATCAACGAAAGGAGTCATTAAACCCGTAATGCGTTCTTCTTCTTGTGCTTGAAGTGCTGCTCTCTGTGTTGGATTCATATAAGGAGCCATAGCTGCTTGAGACTGAGCCTGTAAGTTTAATAAAGGCTGGTAAGATTGAGCCATAGTGTCAGCTAAGTCTGCTTGTTGATAAGCACCGTAAGCTGTTTGACCTAAACCAAGTAAGTCGCCAGTATCTACACCTGAGAATAAACCTCCTAAATTATTAAAACCTACATCAGAAGACCAATAATCAGAAGTATCGGCTAAATCATAAGCATCTGTAGCTATATCAGTGGCATCCCACCAGTCTACTACATCATCAGCAACATCCACACCCCAATCCCAGATATCCTCACCTACGTCTGTTAACCATTCCCACGCCATTATACTTTCTCCTTAAGAAATTTATTTTGTAATTCTCTAACCATAACTTTATAATCCTTTAGTGCTTTCTCACTATCCTTATCTTCAGTAATTAAATCAAAGATAGGCTTAAGGTGCATATCCCAAATGTAATTATAGATGTTATCTGAGTTATCTTTCTTATCGATAGCTTTAACAATCTTAGGTGCAGTAACTCTGTAACGGCCATACGTAGATTTAAATGTAGGTAAAGCACCCATCATATAATCTCTCCAACCTTCAAAGACAGTCAGACCTTCTTCGCCTAATGCTTGTGTAGCTGCAGTGGCAATATAAGAGCCACCTCCACCACCACCAGAGTCTCCACCACCTGAGTCACTAGATGAATCATCGAAAGACCATCCACCAGCATCATCATCATTTTCATCAAAACCTGAAGTACCTGATAAGTCTCCAGCATCTGAAGAACTATCATCACCCCAACTAAAGTCTGCTTGGCTCGTGTCCCATTCAGATGTACCTAAACCAGTCTCTTCTTGCATCTCTTCTGTAGAGCCTAAGTCTGAATCCCAAGTGTAACCACCTGCTATATTATCGACTTGCATATCTTTAGGGTCTTCTACAACATACTCTTGTGTAGTAGGAGTTGTTTCTACACCACCCCAAGGACCAATAGTTAAGTCTAAATCAGGATCATAACCTCTCCAAGACATATCGAAGTAGCTTCCTATCTTATCGAAGAAACCCATATCTTCTCTTTGTTTATCTGACATCTCATTAAAAGCAATCTGATCAATTAGCATATCTCTCTGCTGTGAAGGAGATAGAGAGACACCTCCTGTATACATACTCTCAGAACCTGGTCCTGTGTAGTTCGCCATAAATGTTGGAGTATAAGGAGTGTCTATCCCTAGCTTACCTGCTAAGTTAGCTGCTTCATTTAGACCTTCAGCAAAAGGATTAATACCCATATTGAAGTCCGCTGCAGTTCTGACACCTGTCCCTAACATACCAAAAGGTTGAGTCAGAAGACCTAATGTAGTTCTACCACTAGTGAAATAGTCTCGGTAGTCTTGAGCTGTAGGTGTATAATCACCACCTGTAGTTCCACTAATGCCTATAGCACTGTCACCTGAGTCATAAGTAGTAGAAGGAACAAAAGGCTGTATCGTCATATTACCGTCACTACCTACTGGTCCTTCATAAGGATAATTAGTTGGTTCAGGAAAAGAAGTCTCTACAGGGGTGCTACCTAAAGCACCAGTAACACCTGAGCCTACTGATACTTGAGAGAATAACTGTTGTGCTGAAGGTGTGTTATAAGTAAAAGCACCTGATGTCTGTTGAGTACTAGTGCCTAGATTAGACAACATACCTGAAGTACCATCTTGACCGCCACCCCAAGATCTAGCAGGACCTGGGGATATAACATTACTAACTTTAGGGTCAGCAAAGCTCTCTGCTAAGTTTAAATCTGATGCAAAGAATCCCATTAGCTCAAGTCATAATCTACAGAACAGAACATTGAAGTACCATCTGAGACACAAGTAACTACGTCTACTTTACCTGAACCTGAAGTGGCTGTATAAGAAGCACCTGCAGGGAACTTAAACTCAGTATCTAATGTAAGTGTGTAAGCACCTTGGTTCTTAATGATGAACTTAGTCTCTTTACCTGATACTTGGTTAGATACATCTAAAGTGAAACCTGTAGCTGTAATATCTACAACGAACACATTAGTATTCAATAAGTTAACTGTCTTATTAGAAGTCATAGAGACAGCATTAGAAGCAGTGTAGTGTGACTTAGTGAAAGCTTGTGCTGTACCTAAGAGAGCAGGTGTCTGATTATTAATAGTAGCTGAAGAAGCAGTTAATGCATTACAGGTAAAGTTCTCTGAAGCAGAGCCAGTAAGGTCTGCCTTAGAGTTTACTGCTGTACGTACCGATGCGAACTCAGTATTGAAGTCTGTACCTGAAATTACCTTATTAGGGTCTGTATCTAGAAGAGCATCCTTACCTGCCCAGTTTACTTGTATAGAGTAGTTTGACATATTAATATACCTTACCTTGTTTATATAATAGAGTGATTGACTGTAGAGATGCTTTGTAACCGTTAGTCACACCATCCATCTCAAATCTTAAATATTTAGCATCTCCTGCTAATGGAAGACCTGCTTCCTTAAGACCATAAATAGGAGCATACTTAGATGCACCAAATAACGATGCACTGTTGCCCCACTTGTATTCTGTACCTGCTACAGTAGGATTAAGTTTAAATGAAGCTGAAGAGGCAGGAGTTAATTCAAAGTCCTTATATACTCTTAAGCCTGCATCAGTACCTTGACCACCTGATACTACAATCAACATCTTCTTTAAGATAGACGAAATGTAGCCATTACCTAAGTCAATCCATACAGTAGAGAAAGCTCCAGTGAAAGGATTGTTAGTATAGACTGAGCTACCCTCATAGTCAGCATCATAGTAACCTTCATAAGAACAAGCGTGTCCTGACTCTTGACCAAATAATAGACCATACGTCTCAGAGTAAGTCATAGAATAAGGATGTCTGTGGCCTTCAAAGTACCACTTAGTTACTCTAGGAGTATTCCTAGGTGTCCAGTATGTAATATCGAATACGTAGGTTACATTTAAATCTGGGAAGGTAATAATATATAGACCTTCATCTAATACGTAAGCTGACTTAATGTTCTTACTAGCAGTAACATTAGCAATCATCTCATCTTTAACTGTAACAGATACTTCTCTTAGTGGTAGTTTATCTTGGTTAGCTTCAGCAGTACGCTGTAATGAACGCACACCAGTATCAGACATAAAGAATAAGTCGTTACCTACTGCCTGAATAGAGTCTCTAGATACACAGCCAACACCTTTAATGACTTCATCTAAAACTAGAGAAGTTACATCCCAAGGGTTGTTATAGATAGCGATATTTTGTCTACCGAAGATTACTAACTTACCTGCATAAGAAGCGATATGTATAATCTCATCCCCACCCCAAACATACTTTAGGTTTAAGTAGCCTGCATCACCAGTAGACCAACCATCAGGGTCTTCTAACTGTGAATAATAGAGTGTACTCTTATCTTCTGTAATACCTCCAGCCCACATACGACCAAACTGACCTAGACCACAAGAAGGGTCGAAGGTAGTAACACCTGCTGGTTTAGTAGCTACTATTCCCCAAGTACCTCCTGTATACTCTAAGATAGAAGCACCTGTCTGGAAAGCATAGATGTCTACATCGAACTCTATGAACTGCCAATCTGAAGCTCCAGCTCCAGTAGCGAATGAGTTAATCCAAGCAGTGTCAGGGTTAGCTAAGTCTACTTCATATATTGTACCGTTAGCCGAACCAAAGATTTTATTCGTAGGTTTGTGCTCAATTAAAGCACCAATAGGATTACCTTCAGCTATTGTTCTTTGTTTGAGACCTTTACGGAATGTAACACGACCGCCTTCAGTATAGACAATATTATCTGCCTTAGTGAACCACGTAGGGTCTAGAGCAGTAGGGTGGGTCTGAGTATCTAAACCATTGACACCTACTGTGTCTAATACGGCAGCTTGTAGCTGTTTATTGTAGACAGTCATTAAGCTCTGTACCAGTCTCTTTCGTACTCGAAGTTACCTGCATCTAATTGTACAGCTTGTAACATAGAGTCTCTAGCTTCAGCAGCGACAGCACTATATTGTGTACCACCATCTTCACCACGCTCAGCGATAGCTCTTGCCCACGCACCTAAGATAACAGGCTGGGAAGGAACACGAAGAACCTCAGTAGCTGTATTTAAATCATCTTGAGCACCTACTACATTTACCGCTACAATTTGGTCATTCTCTTTAGTACTAGGTACTGGGTAGAAGTCAATGTTGAAATCAGGTTCACGTGAAGCACCTGCTTGAGATACACCATTGAAGGCATACTTAGTTGGCTCACCTGAAGAGGATTGCGCTAAAGGGAACACTGCTTCATTTACCCAATCATTAGGTACTTGATCTAAGACAGTTCCTGTGTTCTTATTGATTACGTCTAATACTTTGAATGATACACCAGCACCACGTAAGGCATCACCTAATGTGTACTGCATATTACCAGCCCTAAGTCTGATATTAAATGTCTCTCTGAGAGCATTCCAATCGTGGTAACTCTCTACGTTCTTCTTTGAATCATTAACTAGAGTACCGATTAGTTTCTGGTATGGTGTCAATGTAGAATCGTTAATGTCACCTGACCAATCAGAAGCAATAGTATCTTCTCTTAATCTAAGTAAAACTGAATTAATAATCTTACGATATGTTGCCATCTAAACTCCTAATGTGTTGTATATTTACTACACTTATGTATATATTATACCACAAATGTTGTTATTTGTCAAGTGTTTGTTTATATTTATCTTTAGCTTGATTAAATTCTCTATCGAATTCACGTATTAAGTTATCTATCTTAATTGTATTCTCGCCTACCTTTTGAGATGGAACGATTTCCATTTGCGGTGTTACTAACATATGCATCTTAGTTTCAAGGACAATAATCTTATTCATATTATCATCACTTAACTTTCTAATCC